ATTGTTCCAACTGTGTTGTTTTGGTGACATGCCTCCCGAAAAGGTTGTTCCAGAAAAACTTGTTCGGTTGAGAACAAAGAATGCAGCAGCCTTCTCCACTGGATCTTTCAGATCATCATAAGACTTTTGTAAAACGTAGAACTTGATTTTGGGTAGTGGAATAGGATACTTTTTAATCGCGTAATACAATGCCCGCTTGTTGTGTAAAACCTGTTGCCAAAAGTTTACGATAGGCTCAAACAGATCATATCCATGAACACGAATGCCGTTGTATGCACATTCTATTTCTATGGAACCACCACCAAAAAAAGGAGATACCATCTCTGTTATTCCCTCTGGAAAGTAGGGAAGAATGATCGGCAATGCAAATGATTTGCCACCGGGATAACGCAAGAGAGACTTATGTTTTGTTGGTCGCTTTATCTTCATCATTGTAGTTTACTGAAGTTTCCCTTCTTGACAAAAGTTATTTGATTCTCAAACTTGTCTATCAGTTGATCTGATTTGTGACTGATTACAAATATGTTTGTGTTTCCACTTAGAACCTGCATGAGTTTTAAGAACTCATCGGTTCCAACAACATCCAATGATGAGTCAAAGACTTCATCCAGTATCAGCAAATTTGTGTTGGCACTGTTCTTGAGTCTGGCGATCTCTCTCCATGCAAGAAGAAGAGCCAAGTCTATTCGCATCTTCTCTCCCTCTGAAAATGACATATAACTAAAACTGTCTCTGTGTCTGCTCTTAATTGTTTCGTTGAAGTTTTCATCCAAGTGAAACTGTGCAAAGAAACCCATGTCAGCAAGATACTTGTTGATCAGTTTATTGATGATAGGCAAGTAGTGACGAATGATCTTTGACTTGATTCCAGTGTCTTTGAGAAGGTTGCCAACACAACCTAGTAAAAGAGCATCCTCTTTGTATTCACTCTTTGTCTTGATCAACTCATCAAGTTGAATTTTGTTGTCTTTTAAATCTGTTGCAGACTTGGTGCTTTCTGAATCGGATGTCTTTTCTGACAACTCTTTGATCTCTTTCTGCAATTTGGTTGTATACTTTTTGTTCGAGTCCACCTCACCGCGAAGTTGAACAATCTTCTCCTGCACTGATTTTAGTTTCAAGGACACCTCTCGAAGTGAATCCAATTCCTTGTTTACTGATTCAATCTCTTTGTCAATCTTCATCAAACCATCGGTGTATTGTTTCTTCTTGTCCTCAAATCTTTCGATAAGAACTTTCTTTGTTTCGGTGGGAACGTCTTGTGTGCATGTCGGGCATGTCTGCATTTCCTCGGTTTCTTGGTGTGTTCTTTCAATGCGATCATGGTTTGACTTGATCATTGTTCGTGTATTTTCAAACTTGTTTAGTGACTTCTTGATCGTTTCTATCTTGCTGGTTTTTTCCAGTAGAATTGTTTGACTTTCAATGAGAGAATCTATTGCCTTCTCTTTATCGGCTACTCCACTTTCAATCTCTTCGATCTCTTGTTGAAGATCATTTATTTTTGACTGATCCAATTCTCGGAGCGTTTCGATATGAGACTCAAGCATCTCGATCTTGGACTTGATTGTATTCATGTCTCGCTCAAGATCCTTCAATTCTTCTTTCTTTAGGGACACTCTATTCTTGAGAACAACATTCATCTCAGAGAACACTTGAATGTCCAGAACATCTTCGATGACTTGTCTTCTGTCTAAAGCAGACAACTGCATAAAAGGAACAAAGGATGAACTACCAAGAATCACAACTTGTGTGAATGACTTGTAGTTCATCTTGAGAATATTTTCCTCAAGCATCTTTTGGTAGTCTTTAGCCTTTGCATCTTGATTGATAAGACTGTCGTTCTTGTATATCTCAAATCTTTTCGGCTTGATTCCTCTTATGACTTTATATTCATCTTCCCCAACATGGAACACAACTTCCACCAAGCAACTTTTCTCGTTGATGGTATTGACTAGTTGAGGTATGTTTATCTTTCTGAATGGTTTTCCAAACAAAGCAAAGGTAACAGAATCCAGTAGTGCAAAGGATTTTCCGTGACCATTCATACCAGAAACAAGAGTTGTTCTATGCTTGTCTAGGTTTATCTTTGTCGGATTGTTTCCAAAACTACCGAAGTTCTGGAATTCAACATACTTAAATCTAATCATTATCCTCCTTTCTTTTGGTTACATTTATTGCAGGGTTTTTTTATGTTGTTGTATGGAACAAGATTGTTGAGGATTTCTTTTCTCTTGCGACAGGGTTCACAACCCTTCTTCTTTTTTATGTACTCGATCTTGAGTCCATCACCAACCTTGTGAATGATTTTTTCTACGGTATCTCCCAATCCCTCTGAGGGTTTTTCTTCTTCTGTCATTGTGATATTGCCTCCATGTATATGTCTTGTATTAGATTCTTGAGTTTGGATACATTTATCTCTTCCATTTGAGCATAGAAATCTTCGGCTTCTTTGTAGATCAACGCTAATGTATCCAATGTCATGTCAGCAAGTTCATTGTCTTCTATGCTACTATTATCATTCTCAATTATGGTTACGCTTGCAACTTTTGCATCATATAGATTATCGACAAGTGTATCCAGTTTACTTTGACTTTTCTTTTCCCGAACAAAAACTTTTAAATACTTACCTTCATATTGACTCAAATCTGAAATCATCAAATCATCTGTGTAATCAATATGTAGGTACATTCTATCCTCATTGACCACAAAGTTCAACTGATCTGTTGTGGTGTCATAGATGTAGAATCCTTTTGGTTCGTGTAGATCTGAAAATGTTATTTGATAAGGTGTTCCTAGATACTGAACATTGTTTTTTGTGTGTCTAGTGTGAAAGTGTCCAGACCATACTCGATCAAACCTTCTAAGAAGATTATCGTTCATTCCTCCATCAAACTGGACACCCCTCATCACCTCGTAACCTCTAAGTTCAAAGTGACCACAGACGATATCTGCGTGCGTGTTCTTTAGAAACTCATCACACTCTTCTTTGTTCTCCTTGTTGATCCAAGGAATCATTCCGAAGACTTTGTTGCCGATTTCTATCTCAGATGGATTTTCTATGACAATAAATCTAGTATAGCGATCACCAAACAATTCTTTGAGTGAGTTTATGTCATTGGTGTTCTTGTAGTATGTGTCGTGATTTCCAATAAGACAATACATCGTGATGTTCATCTCTTCTAGTTTCTCGATGAACCTTTCACGAACCTGATTGAGTGTATTGAAGTTGACGAACTTTCTTCTATCCATCAAGTCACCAAGATGAATTATTGTGTCTATTCCTTGCTCTTTGCAAGCAGGAAGAAATTGGTTCTCAATGAAACCAAGAAAGTAATCTAAAAATTGTTGTGAGTCGTTACGCGCGCCAAAGTGAGTATCGGTTAGAATAGCGATTCGCATTGATCTTCTCCATCATCCTTTTTATTAGTCTTCTTTGACTTTTTCTTTTTGGGAGTGAAGTTTTCTATATCCGTCGATGTAAGATTGAAGAAGTCAGCGTAGGGGTTGTTGGACATCTTATCTGGATCAAGTAGTTTAGCAATGTCACCAACACTGTCTGCTGTTTCTAGTATCTTGTACTTGATATAGTTCTGCTTCTTTTCCTTTTGGATTCTGCGAAGAAAAGCATAGTAGATAATCTGAGTGAAGTATGAAAAGGGATTGCTTGACTTTGTTGGACAGAAGTTACTGGCATACTGAACACAATTCTCTATGGCATCGCCTATCATTTCTTCTCTATATGGATAGTTTATGAAGTTTGCTCTAAGAGAAAGTCTTTCCGCTATCAAAAGAAAACACTCGCCAACATAATCAGGTATGGGCGGTTCTTCATCTCCAGTGTTCTCTGCCTCAACGACGAGTCTCTTCCACTCGGTCATTGCCTTTAGGAACTTTTCATTATCTACATAGTGGCTTTCTTCTGACATATTATGAAAGATAATCCTCTGGGTCTGGAGACCAGTCACAATAACTTGATCCGTATTTTGGATCAGCCTCTTCATCAATCAGTTTTTCTTTCTTGCCTTTTTGCTGCTGAATGATGTTTCTTATCAAGTCTTCTGGAGACTCTTCGTCATCACTAAAATCCTCTTCCTCTTCTAGACCTTTTAGATGTTTTAATATGTCACCTGTACTCATGTTTTTGATTTGTTTCTCTATGTCATTGAAAAGGTTTGCAAGACCCTTTTCGTCTGATGTTTCTGGATTGTTATCATCAAACTCTTTTTGTTTGGAGTATACCTTCAGAACATCAGAACTTGGTGTAAATATACCAAGTATAAAGTCTTTGTCAACTACAAATTCATTGGATGTTGTTGATTTCAACCAGTCAGTGAGGACCATAGCCTCATGTCGGCGACCAAGACCATCAACAAAGTTCATGTATTTGATCTCCATCGGACGAAACAACTTTAGTGTTGTCTTGTTACTTTCTGTCAACTCAGCGATGAGATTGTCACCACTTTTCAGTTTCAGTATCTTTAGTCTATGCGACATTTAGCCCTCCTTTTAGGTTGATATTGATTTGGGCATATTGAAAACTTTCACCATCATATATTTTGAGCCTTTCCTCAAAGTGACGGAGTGTGTGGTTCTTGTATTTTTTCCAAGAGAGGTCATCTGCGATGTCATATAGTTTTGCAACATCTTTATGCTCCGACTTCCGCAATTGCCGACCTATGCTTTGCAACACTCGAATCCTGCTTTTGGATGGAGATGCAAACACAATATTATGTAGGCGTTTGATGGATACACCAGTGCTGAAGGTTCCATAGGACGCAATGATGACAGCATTTTCTGTCTTTTCAACGAACTTTCGAATGGTTTCTCTTTGCTCTGCATCTGTTCCTCCATGAACAAAAAACACTTGCTTATCTGGAAACTCCTTCTTCATCATCTGATGCAATACCTTTCCATGCTTTTCCACAAACTGAAACAGAACCAATGTGTTTCCTCTGAGGTTGTTTGTCAATCTACACACAAACCTATTTCTCTCTTCACACGACACGATGTAATCTATCTCATCCTGATATGTGGATCTTTTCAGTTCAGATCTCACCGACTCTGAATGCTTGAGAAGTATAGCATCTATCTTGAGTGTTGACAACAACTTTCTTTCCATAAGTGTCTTCGTCTTTGTCACCTCATACACAGGACCAAACAACCCCTCGATTACCAACTTGTGTGTCAGTGAACCATCAAGTGTTCCTGTTGTTCCTATACGCACAGGACAGTCCTCCAGTTTGGTCATTATTGAAGTAAGTGACTTAGCCTTGAAAAGATGGCACTCATCTCCAAACACAGCACCAAACTTGGAAAAGTATTCTTTGGGTTGCTTGTATATGCTTTGCCATGTGGAGATGATGACTCTCTTTTTAAGATCATCCTTCTCTATGCCAGACATTACTCTGTGACAGTTGGTTTCCACACACCACTTGTCATTCTTTGCATAGTCCTTGAAATCAGAATACAGTTGAGACACCAGACTTGTTGTTGGAACAATGATCAATATCTTTTTGTCTTTGGGTAGTTTATCCAAGTGATAGCGAACCATAGTGTATATCATCAGACTTTTACCTGAGCCTGTAGGAGAAACCAGAAGAGTTCTATTTGCATAGAGAGCATGACGAATGGCATCCAATTGATGTTCATGTGGTTTCATTGGAATCTTAAGTTTTTCTTCTGCATATGAAAGCAGATGCTCAGTTGTATGAGCATTTCCCGGTGGTGGTATCTTTGTTCCTCCTCTTGATTTCACAAACGTATATCCACGCGCATGGGCAAAAGACTCCACATAGTCTTCAAGACCTGCGTAGATCAACTGAGAAAACATATTGTAGAGTTTGATCTGACCATCCCATATGCGCTTGCGATATGCAGGCATGTAGGTGTGACCGGGAACTTTGAAAGTAAAATAGTCTGAGAGTTCTTTTGCAATGCCTCGCTCGCACCGAACTCTTATATTTACACTATCAACATATTCAACCAGTATATCTGTCATTCCCCAATATGTAGGGAATTAATTGCCGGCTAGAAATTTATTCCAATCAATCGCGTTTCGAATCTTGTTGTGACGATAGGTGATCTCCTTTACCACAGAATCAACATACTGACACAACTCCTTGTAGTATGTCACCTGTTCAGAAAGTGTAATCAGATCATCATCACCTTCCATGTAGATTGCCATGTCCTGCTTGAGAATCTTATACTCAAAAGGTTCCCAATTCAATCGTTGCAAAGTTTCCTCGTCCATCTTTCCTGTGTAGTAGATCCACTTCAGTTTGCGCATACGACGAAACTCATTCTCTTTGCGTTCGAGAATGAGTTTGGCGTCCAAGTATATGTTGAGATACTTGTTGTGCAACTGAGGAAGACGAAGAGACTCAGTGTCAAGTTTTGTCTCGTCAATGATGGTATCTCGTTCAACCATCTCTTTGATCTTTTTGAGATTCATAGTTTAGAAGTATATCACACTATCATGTCTAGTCAAGTAGAATAAAACCGATCCATTGAACTTCTCATCACCTTCATGTGATTGAGAATCGTTTCACTGGACTTCTCCATGTAGAGATCTTTCCACTCCATGCTTTGTTCGGGTGTCATGTTCTCCAGATCAAACCTTCTTGGATCTTGATTGTAGTTTTTGATAAAGGCATCATAGTGCTTTGGATTTCTGGTGTTGGAGTTGTATTCGAATGCAAGTCTAGCATAGTAACTGTGTGCATACCACAATGCAAAACCATTTACACCTGCTTCCAGATAAGGATTGATAACAGTGTCAAGCATAAACTGATCTTGAACAGTCTTATAGTCATATTCAACCTTACCACCAGCAACATACCAAGGGCATGTCATTGGTATGATTGGTTTGTTGGTTCCAAGTCTTTCATTGAACATATGACAGAAAACAACCAGTTCTTTTCTATAGGTTGCTTCTCTGGCAACTATGTTGTTTTTATGAACATCAGGATCATAGCGATTGTAGAACGAAGGATTCAACCAATCACACTCTGATAGAAGTTCTCTATATGCTGCATACTTGTGTTCGATCTCCTGTATCTTTACTTCCAAAGGAGCATTGACCCATGTATATGCATTTGTGGGTGAGGGGTGTGGAAGCCAATACTTCAGCATAGGCAAACCATAATAGGTCCACTTCATCTTGGGAAACTCTTGCTTCATTCGACGAAGTGCCTTGAGCATGACTCGCGTTGCTTCTTGATTTTCTACAGTTCCTTCTCCCTTGTCCAATCCACGGAAGAAGTTACCCTCGTAGTCTAGTTGTCCATAACCCTCTGGTTCCTTGTCTCCATAATACTTTCTAACATTTTCTATGATCTGATCTTCATTGATACTGAGACTACCAGTTTCTTTGCCATGACCAATATCCCAAGATGCATACCAGATGTAATAGGTTTCTGCACCTGCTCTTCTTCTTGCAAATTGATCCATCTTCTCTTCTTGTTCAAGTTTGAGAATGGCATCATACATTGGAGGAACTGGAAACCTAGTTGATAGAACACCGTGTTGTGGATAGAGAATCAGGTTTCGATCTTCCTTCTCTTCTGCTGGTGGTTTACGAAGAAGAAACAAACCAAGATCTTCTCCGTTCACAATTCCATCTCCGTTTAAATCGTATGTTGGATCGTATGTTCCCCATGCAGACAAGAGATCAGGAAGAGTAAGTTCTTCTTCTGGAACTAGTGGAGGAGCAAGTTCTGGGTTCTGTTTGACTTTGACTTGGGTATCACCCTTAAGAGATCTTAGTATTCTAGAGAGCATATATGTTTCCTTTTCCTTCGTTGACACTCAGAGTGTACATAGGTTTTATTATCTGTCAAGAAGAAACTTTAAAGTTTTTTGATTTCATAGTAATCATAAGCAAAGGTTACGTTTGCAGTCCAAGGAGTAAGATCTGTAATTTGACTGTCAAATTCAAATCCACTTACAGATATTGGGAACATATTGTAGAAAGTAACCTCTAGATTGGGATTCATTGCACTATTGGTAATGAATAGTGTTCCTTGAGTAAAATGTTTCTTGGTGTCTTCTAAGATGTCTCTGTGATCATCCATAACACTTGTTCTACGAATCCAGTTTGATATTTCTAGCCAGTTTTCCATGTTTTCATCAACTAGAAATGACATCTCAAGGGGACTAAAAACAACTTTGTTTGCTGGATGCTTGATCAAAGAGAATCTATTTGGCTGTTCTAGAGGAGAATCATAACCAAAACCGGGTAATGTTACCTTTGTAACAAAGTATTCTAGATTGGGCATCTCTGCTATCGTAAAGTTAAAGAAGGTGGGGTAGATATAGTTTTGATTATCTGGTTGTGTTGCCAATGCACCTATGTTTGTTGGTGTTTCTTCTGGCTCAGGATCAGGTGCTTGATATGAAGGTAGTAAAACACCGGGTAGTCTTGATGCCTCTGCAAGTGCAGAAACAACTGGTGGATCATCGGTGTTGGGTGGATATTGACTTCCCCCTTCTGTGATAAGAAGTATTCCTAGATCTGCACCATCAACATTTCCATCTCCGTTGTAATCAAATTCAGATTCTACATTATCTCCCCACTCGTCCAATAAGAGTAGAAGATTTTCATTAGCACCCATGACATAAGCGTGTGCTGATTGCATCTGTTGGATGAGAAACTTATTGGCAGCATCTTCCAAATATTCTTTTGTTGAAACTAATGGCATATGATAACCTTATTGATATTTTATGGATTGGATGGTCCATCAGGATCATCAGTGTTATAAAATCCTAGCCAATCTGGTTCTGTTCCATTGAAATAATCCTTAGTGAATGCCGTTCTAGACTCTTGCCATTGGGTATATGGTCCGGGATTATCACCCGGTTCTGGTGGTTGTCTATTAGTACACGCATCTTTTACCCAATACGACATTCCATGCCAAAAAGCAAGTCCATTACAACCTGTATGCTCAATGTTTCCATCTATTTGATCCCGAAGTAAATCATATGTTGGAATTTGTTTTTTATTGTATTCTAATTGACCTATTTTCCAGTACATACTGCTAACTGCTGGTATTGTTTCCGCTGTTGAACCACTACTATCTTTGAATCTTTGGCATATTTCAACTTGATTATAACAATATTGTTTCGCCATTCCTCTTCGAGTTGTATTATGAACAACCACATCAGAATCATAGCGATCATAACAATTTGGATTAAACCAGTCCATGGCTTCCATGATCCTACTGTTTCTGTCCAAATACTCATTAATCAGTACCTCTTTTTCTTCTTCATTTACACTATACCAGTTTCTACTGTATAGTAATCCTTCCCAGTCAGTCGTTGGACCATGTATTCTACTATTATATCTCACAAGCGGTTCTTGGTTTATAAAAGTAAACCAATAGTGAGTTACAGGAATTCCATAGTGACCTACTTTTGCATTTGGATATAATGCTTTTACTGCCTGAATTACTGAAATGAGTTCTCTTGTTGATTTCTGAAATTCATCCGAATCTATTGGATAGTCATATATATGATGAAAATATGGATTCTCAAAATCAACCATGATGTATGTGCCATCTTCAACGGTTGATCCAATATTTTCGGGGTTTAAACACCATTCTCTAACTGCTCTTAGATTTATTGTTCCTGTGGCATTATTGTCCCCAACAGCCTGATAGATTGGAATATACATATTCCAACCTTGACTGATTAGTGCAGACTCTGCACCAGTGCCGGGCAGTTTATCAAAAAGTAACTTAAAAACAGTTCCTTCTGGTATTCTTGCATTGGCACCAGCAACAACACCTTCTGGTTGTGGTGTTCCTACTGCTGCGTATAAAGGAGTAAACTCTCCCCCATCGTTTGAGGTTAAACCGGGAGATGCTGAAAGATCTTTATCCCAGTTATATTCTGGACCCACTTCAACTTGATATGCCATAGTTCAATCCTCTTTTGTATGTATAAAAAAAGACGGGAAGAGGTTTCCCTCTTCCCGCCTCAAGCCGTGTTATGTGTTACTTATCAGACAGAACCGTGAATCGAATCGACACGGAAGATTCGATAGTATTGATTGCTTCTGATAGAAGTTGCATCAGATGGATCAGCCGAAGAAGCACCGCTGTCGGTGACGAATGGGTTGTTGACAAGACCGTAACGAGTCTTGAATCCAATCTTGGGCTGGAAGGTGTTCTCACCAACTGCACGAACCATCTGTAGTGGAACGTATGGGCAGTAGAACATACCAGCGTCATATGGGCTGTTACCTCTGTAACCAACGCAGATGTAGTCAGAACCACTGACCGAATAAGGATCAATGTAGACCTTGATGTTGCCGTTTAGGCTACCAACGAAGGTGTTCTGAGTGTCATCGGCATAACCGGGAACCGATGGAGTTGGAGTTAGGTTGAGGAAGCCAGACATGGCGAGAGCAGAAGCGACATCTGAGGTGCAGATGACGATGTTACCCTTACCGCGACGAGTTTCCTTAGCAATGACGTTTGCCTCACGCTCGATCTGATAGACGAGACCACGGAAACGCTCTGCTGACCAACGACCATCAGAGTCAAGTTGGATGTCATAGACACCACCAAGACCAGTTAGACCGCCACCAGATAGACCACCAGCAGTCAAACCACCCTTGTTGTAAAGGTCGCTCTGCTGTGCGCCCAACTTGGCGTTGCGATAGATGGTGCGAACAACCTCGCGGTTGATCTCAGCAAGAATCTCAGTGCTGAGAATGTTAGCGAGTTCAGTCTCAGCGTCAAGACCGTGAACAGCCTTGAGATCCTGAGCCAACTCAGTGGTGTACTCTGCCTTGAGGGCGCGAGTCTTTGCAACCACGGACTGACGGTCGATGACGAATGCCATCTCAGCAAATGCATTGCTGGCTGAATCACCAAGAGCCTCTGCTGTACTGGTGGACATACCGCTACCATAGGTGAAACCAGCAGCATTGCTGCTATCAACTGCAAGTAGTGGGTCCATTGTGCCGTTAGAGGTTGCATTGTTGGTGCCACCAGAGTTGGCAAAGTGAGTTGAAGCCTCGTCGAATAGAGCCTCAGTTCCACCCTGATTGATATACTTCGACTTCATGGCGAAGATGAGTCCGGTTGGAGCGTTCATTGGCTGAACACCACAGACATCATAAGCCATCAAGTTTGGCATGGCTCGTCGAACGAGCGAGATGAGAACTGGATCGAAACCATTAACACCATCAAAAGATGCGTTAGAGTCAGCACCCAATCCAGCAATGCTACCACCACCTGAGTTGGTTGGTGCGGCTTCTCTTAGATACTGCTCTTGGTTTTCCAAAAGAATGGCAGTAACATTCTTTCTGTAGTCGTCAGAAATTGCGGGCATGTCGGCATGTTCGAGGACGGGTGCCCACTTCTTTCTGAGTTGTTCGGTAACAAAAGTCTTCTCCATTGAATTTCTCCTTTGTGTATGGATATCTAGTAATCTACCGTTTTCAACCCGTAAAGTTGGTCTGCTTTTGTACGATTGCTGACCGGGTAAGCATATCAGAATAGAACTTCATGGACCCGTTGAGATCAGGCTTACTAGCACCCTCCTCGACAGATTCAGTGATTGTGTCACCCACAATTTCAGTTGCAAGTTCGTTTGATTCTGAAACATGATCAAAATAACTTTCACGAAGAACAGTTAGTTTATCTCTAAACTGATCCTCTGAGTCATACTCAAGACCCTCTGCGAGTGACTTAAGTTTTTCAGTCTCAGAATCAGTTAGACCATTAGAAACCTCATTGAACACATTGATGCATCTTGAAATCATTGCATCCTGCTTCAACGAGATATTTTTCTCAATTTGCTCATTAAGAGAACCCTTGAGTGATTTGATTTCGTTGTTGAGATCTTCGAGAAGATCATACTTGTCATCGGGAACAGTGATGTAGTGAGTTTCAAAGAGAGTCTTAAGACCACCCATGAAAGATTCGGCAATGTCAGCACGAATACCACTGTCGATGGCTAGTTTGTTCTCCTGCATCCACTCCTCAACAACGTAAGAAAGATACTCATCTAGTTTGTTGGCAAGTTCAGTTCTAAACTCAGTCTTGCTTTCTTCTAGTTGAACAGCAAACTCTTCTTTTAGTTCCTCAAGTTCGTTTTCAACACGAACATTGATTGCACTTTCGAAGATGATTTCTGCCTTCTCCTTGAAGTCTTCGGTGAGTTCTTCGCCAGTAAAGAGAGCATCAAGATCTTCCTTGACAGTTAGATCCTTCTTCTCAGCACTAAATGCTTTCGCAGCAGATGGCTTGATCTTTCCAGCATCGACTTTCTTGGTCTTTTTAGTTGCTTTGAGGGTTTCTAGATCAGACTCCGTGTCTGCTCTAGTGGCATCAGGCTCATCAGTCTTTTTCTTTGCTACCTCTGGCTCTTCTGCTTCCTCTGCCATGGCAGTCTCATACTTGATGCCTTCCTTCTTCATCATCTCTTTCATCTCTTTGTAGGACATAGCCTCCATCTTAGCCATCATCTCTTCGATTTCTTCCTTGGTGGCATCTGAATCGGACATCTCCTTCATCATTGCCTCCTTCATGGCTTCCATTTCAGCATACATTTCTTTTTCATCCATTTTCATTTCGGAATGCACTCCTTCGGTCTTTTTCGAAGACTTTGCTTCTAGTATTGCCTTCGCTGTTTCTAATGGGTCTTTTCGAGTCATTGGTTATTACTCCTTATCTTCATATCTATATTTTATATGAGTTTAGACAGGAAATCAGCGAAGGCATACAACTTCGCTTCTTGACGATCTACTTTAGTCGATGCTCTTTCAATCCTGTCACGATACGATTCGATGTGTCTGGGTTGTAGAACACCGTTGTCCCACACCCATTCCTTTCCTTCCATGATTCCTTCGACAAATGCGTTTGGAGCGGAAGGATCAGCAACGATGTCTACGGCAGAAAGCATGAAGTCTTTTTGAACCTCATTGATACCGTTGACACTTTTTAGCGATCCCATTCCGCGAGATGAGACACCAATCTTAACACCCTCATCAATGAGGTTTTTCACGATTTTGCCATATGGTGTGTCTAGGATCTTTGCTTTGCCGGTGATGTTGTTTCCATCTTGCTTTAGTTCTTTGATGATATGGGAAACGCGCTCAAGATTTACTGTTGGACCATCGGGATGTCCAAGTTCACCCATGGCTCGGTTTGACTCAACAAACTCTTTGTTGTATCGAGCGACTTCCTTCTCAAGAATGTCTTTGGGGTATCTTCGACCATTGCGATTCTTTTTCTCAGCCTCCATAAAGACACCTTCAATATGATATTGCTTGTCTTTTTCAGAACCCTCAGTGATCAAATTGATGTTGTCGTTTACTTCGGTGATTAGTAGCATTTTTGTTTCCTATTACATGCCTCTGTCTGCTTGCTTCTTCTTTCTGAGTT